TGATGCATGAGTGTTTACTGGTTCTATACCTGTGCGCTTTATACGCCAAATCTGTGCGTCATCGTACTCTCTAATTTCTTTAGCTTCGTTAGGGTATCTGACATCAGTAATAACAAAGTTGCCTTCCCAATGAACTTGACGCAAAGCTTGATGTACCCAGAAATGCTCACCAAATACTTTGCGAGCGCCTACGCCTAGGTTCTGTAGAAGGGCTCTGACTTCAGGGAAAGCAGTCTTTGCTACATCCCAACCATAACCATCTACAACTCCTTGAAGTCTGTAGCCACCATCTTTAACTGTAGGGTTCATCTCATACAGAAGTTCTCGGATAGGGTCAGCAAAAGCAACACGGGTGTACCCATAATTATTAACCAGTATCTCAGCAACTGAATCTTTACCTGACTGTGCATATCCACATAGACCAATAATCATTTTAACTCCTTAACATATGGGTGGCGTTTTCAAGTCCCCAGACTATCTCAGCTTGAGACATTCCGCCAACGTCTTTCATATCTGTTTGCGAATAGTTAAATAACCAGCACTCAAGGCCATACTCTTTTGCCCGCTTAAGCAGGTCGCGAGTAGCCTCATTACCAGCCTTATCATTGTCCATTGCAAAAATTACACGCTGACCACCGCGAATTAAATTAAACTGCATGTCAGAGACTATGCATCCATATACCGCTACGCCCCCTGGAAAACCCACAGAAGCTAAACGGATAACATCTAAAGGTGATTCAACAACAATCATGTCTCCGCCCTCGTAGAGGTCGTAACCGAACAAGGCGTCGCCTTTCTTTACACGTGTAGTGTTTTTAAAAATGCGACGTTCATGGCCTTTCTCCTGCCATCCCATAAGCTTATTAGTTAGTGGGTCTCTAATAGGAATAATCCAAGACTTGTCAGTAGAGTTCCAACGTACGCCATACTTCCAAACAAGGTCTGGTAACAAGCCTCTACTTAAACATGTAGCTCCAGGCACTCCTTTAAACGCACTAAGCATAGACTCGTGGATGATAACTGGCTCTTCTTGCTTTTGGTCTTTGGGGTTTGTAAGGCGTTGAAAACGAGAACGCAAAGATGACTCAACTCTTGCTGCTAAATCTAAATTGCCACCACCAGCTACACCACCAACCTGCTCTATAAGTGTGTAGATGTTTCCCTTCCACTGACAAGAAAAACATATGAACGCACCACTATCGGCATTTATCCATAGCGATGGGTTTCTATCTTCTTTGCCTGTACGCTCTTTATGAGCAGGGCAGTTAATCTGAATCTCATCGCCACGAGTGTCGTTGACACTAAGACCTAAACTAACAAGAGTGTCTTTCATTTCCTCTATAGTCATTAGATATCACTTGCATCAATTTCGCGGAATGTACCTGTGCCCCAGTCCCATAGAAGTGAAACGTCTACGCGACCAGAGTTACGGCTGTCAAGAATCTTAAGTACACGAGTGTCATCTACATTCTCGTCTTCTCTCTGTAGACCAAAGATAACGTCAGCGTCTTGGTGGAAAGAAGATGAGTAACCAATAGAGTCGGCAGTTACCTGACCCTTCTTCATCTTCCAGTTAAGTACCTGAGTAGAAATAACTACTGGAACTTTATAACGCTGAGCCATACGCTTTAGCGAACGGGTGATGTTAGTGATTGCCTGTGGGGTGTTCTGCTCACCGCTCTGCTCGTCAATCATAAGGTAGGTACCGTCAATGAACACGATGTCTGGATGTAGAACTTGAATCTTGTTAGCAATACCAGAGACGGTAGAGCCGTTAGCAGAGTCCACTAACCAGAACTTCTTGCGCATGCTTTCTAATGATTTAAGCTTCTGCTTGTATCTTGCTTCGTCTTCTGCAGATAAAGTACCAGTTAATAAACGTGTGTGTGATACGCGTGAACGCATAGCATCGTAACGAGTCTGCTGTTCGTGGTTACTCATTTCAAATGACTGGAACATCACGCACTTATCCTGCATGTGAATGTTCTGTGCAACCTGCAAAGCAAGAGTTGACTTACCAGTCTTAGGTGGAGCAACAATAACAATTAGCTGACCATCTTGTAAGCCGTTAGTTGCTTGGTCCATAGTAGGGAAACCAGTAGGAACTCCAAGCATGCCTGGATTGTTCTTTCTAAACTCGTACTCATTGAAACGCTCTAGTGCGTTATCAGTAAGGTCTAAGTCGCTAGTCTTACTAAGACCGTCTTCTTCTAGCTTGGCTAGGTTACCTTGAATAACAAGTAAAGCCTTTTCATGGTCTTTTTCTTTTTCCAAAATATTGATGGTTTCATCCATCATATTAATGGTTGCAGCCTTACGTCGGTCTGAGATTACAGTGTCAATTAAATAATCAACGCTGTCATTTACTTCCAACAACTTATAGGCGGGGAAGTTACCCGAGATAACATCTAAGCTTGGGCACTCTGCATAGTTAAAGAAATGCTGTCGTGTAAATATCCATACACGCTTTACATCAGGGTCAACAAACCAACTGTCGTTAACGCCTCTATCAAATAGTGGGGCTAGGTTGCGGTCTGCAAGTACTTTACTTAGTAGCTTTGCTTCATTGTTCATAGTTCCTTAAATGTCCTTCCCCATCGACCGTATTGTAAGAGGCGCGAGTCTACATCAACAACGCCAACAACTTCAGGTCTATAGGGAAGTTCGTTGACCAAATGATTAACCGATTCGTATGCCGTAAAGTATCTAAAGGGATTGGTACCCATCTTGTCAAGTAGGTCCATAGCTTCAGATAAATTTTCTTCGTCTAAGTTGTAAGACACAAGTTCAAGCGTCACCCCTGCACGGGATGTATATAAATATAGATAGCTTAAAATATCGCGTCTAAACTTTTTATTTATTTTTACTGATGGGATTATTAAAAGCTTCCGCTTAACGGAAACTTCTACATCCATAATCAGGTCTGTTGTAACTAACAACCTTTTGGGGAGTTCGTTACTGATATCCCCGTGCTTCATTTAAAAGACTTCTATCTTACCGAAGCGAATTACAAAGTCACGGAAGTCTTCTTTAGATTGCTTAGCTTTAAACACGTCATCTTTAGTAGCTCGACTAGAGAACTCTAAAGGGTAGTTGTCTCCACCGTTAGATTTAACACGGGCTTGTACAAACTTAACATGCTTGCATGTGCTGCGACCTTTGTATCCTTGGCATGTGCAATAGAACTTGTTGTCGTCATCAACAGACACTTCAAAGATTCCTGGACCAGGGGTCTGGGATTGACTTAGAAATACTTGTACAAGTTTAGTATCCATTACCTTGCTCATTCTCGTAGGTCTCCTTTGTTAGTAACCATTTCATAATATAGGAATGCTTCCTTGGCAAAGCTTTCGGTAGCGTCTCCGTAAAGACTACTCCAATCGTCAAGCATGACGTTGGTGGTCACTATGGTTGGCAGTCCTTGGTTGAACCGTGTACGTAGTACGTGGTGCAACACGTTCTTCTGCCACCCGCTTAGGCTAGCGTGTTCCTTGCCTACATCATCTATCACTAGGACTCGGATGTTGTAGGAGTCATGCGCCTCGCCTAAGACACCATAGTAGAGGACCTCCTCCCAGTCTGTCGGGCTATCCATCATGCGACCTTGTAGGGCCAAGACGTCATTAAAGGTCATAAAGTAGCAGGGACGTATTAAAACCCCACCTTCCTCAACATCAAAAGCATCAATAGGGGAGTTAAGCATGATGGTCTGGATAATAGATGCAGCCACTGTTGACTTTCCACGACCAGGCTTTCCAGCTAACAACAATCCCTTACCGCAATACTTACTAGAAGAAGCACGGACGTTCTCACCTTTGTCAAAAACTTTAAGCCAGCTTTTAATATCTGCAATGTCATCTTTGTCAGTGTCTTTGCAATCATCTACTGTCCAACCTAGACGAGCCTTTGGTATGCCAGCAGCCTTAATCCATGAACGACGACGAACCTTCTGGTCTTCAAGTTTGTACATCACTCAACTCCTAACTGTGCACGACGCTTTGCTTTAACAGACTCTACACGTGATAGGTCTTCTGGCGCCAGTGCACGTTTTGCCTCTTCCAACATGGTGGGAGCATACTTTATAAATCCAAAGAAGAGAGCGTCTGGGCTTCGCTTATCTGTATCGTGCTTCTGACTGTCAATCCAACGGTCAAGAATTTCTTTTTCAATATCGCCAGTAGTATCAAAGTCTGCACGGAAATTTTTCATGGCACTAATAAACGCGGGACGTTGGTTGGTGGTGACCTCACTAATGTGCCACACAGTCTTAACCACTTCCGCAAAGTAATTAACTACATCCGTAGGGGTCCACTTCTCAACGGGACGTGAAGCCCTAATCTTCTGACGGTCAGTGTGCTTCTTCTGTTTAGCCTCTGTGCGTTCCTCAGCCTTGCGCTTACGGTCCTTTTCTATCTCTGCTGCTAAGTCATCTGGGTCTAGCCACATGTCGACTCCTTCGATAAATTCTTCTTGTTCTTTATGGGACGCACTTAGTGCGTCCCCTTGGTTAACTGAATATGCTTCTATGCTATTAGGATAATTAGCTAGATAGCTATTCTGTGATATAGAGGGACGGGTTTTCCGCAACGGTGCCGTTGCGGGTTTTCCGCCACGGTTCTTCCCATCCTTCATGTGTTTCTTGAGGATGTCAACACCCTTCTGGGTAATCTCCACAGTGGACCAAAAGTTCCCTTTGTCCG